TCTACGGGTCCATGGTGTAGCCACATCAATGGATGGGTTCGCAGATGTCCCAGTAATTGCTGCGGCCATATAAGTGCCATCTACGAGTTGGTCGAATGTATTACCAGTGTCATCCTGAACACTGATGACATAAGTATCTGGATATGCTACAACCATAAGCTCGGACTGCAGTCCTTGGGCAATCGAACGAACGCCAAGTGGAGTCGTTCCAGCTGCAACTCCAACAACACCCGTGCGCTCTCCTTCTTGACGTGGAGAACTCATAAATACACAGTGTTGATTCAGATAACTGAAAATTTCAGGATCAGTTCCGAGCGGAGTTATGATATCCGGCTTAACGGATCCTTCAATCGGCTTTTTCAGTTCATCGATTGCAGCAGTGAATGACGATACAGAAGCCTGGGAAGACCCGCTGGCTTTGAGAACCTGCTTAAGTCCAACAATCACTGCGCCATTGAGCAAACAGAGCCTTGCACCTAAACTCAATGGAAATTCTGGCGTTGGTGGTCCAAAATTTTGTTGGATTTTACGCAAATCCCGGAAAAGTGCTACGTCCAAATCAGTTTTAGCGTATTGGTAACTTACGTAATAAACATCACCAATAGCAGGCTCGGCACCTCCACGATCATAAGTGGTTAACAAAGCTGTAGTACCTATTCCCATGTTCAAAGTGTTGAACACATAGGCTTCAAGACCAGGAATACCACGACTTGGAATCGAAGCATCTGCAGTCCAATTTGAATCCACAATCAAAGTAAAACTTCCACCAGAAGAATAATCACCCGCCACTGCAGGTAAAACCGTGAATCTAAGACCAGTTACTGCATCTGTATATGTCTGACCAGGTGTTCCAATTCCTGACGATCCATTTGGATTCGACGAGGTAACTTGATACCCACTTTGAGCAGCTTCACCGGTATCACCACTAACACCAGGTTCAATTCCCATTCCAGTATCAGTGGTAAATGCAGTATTACTTACTGTTGTAAAACTAAGAGTCGAAGTGGAACCAGCAGTGAGAGAACTTACTCTCAAGAAACTCCCTAGACCTGACGCCACAACTTCATAAGCAACCGCCGCAGCAGCGAAAGTAGCATCAGCATTTAAAGCCGTTGCGATGGTTAATGCATCTGGTTGATCACGAGTTGCTGAATCACCGCCACTGAATCCAAGTACCGTATTGGCTGTCCCGTTGGTGTTAATTGACACCAACGACGAAACAGTATTGGTCCGAGAGGTTAAGACAACAACATCCAAATTAATGCCTTGACCAATAGAAGCAACCAATGTTGAGTTAGATGCAGTAACATCATTTACTGCATCATTCAATGCGTGGACACCAGCTTCAGTCAAATGAGCATTATAGAGATTTTTGATCCAATAAATTTGCTGAATTGCTGTTTGCAAATCAGTTGGATCAGGAGTGGTTATGATATTAGTTGTATCTGGTGTATTGTGGAAAGCACCACCAGTATTAGAAATATGGGCATTGTAAACAGCTTTAATATCTGCCAAAAGAACCAATAATGTGGGTAAATCAGTGGCTGCAGCAGCTGTTATGGTATTCACACCGTCTGCTAAAGTATGGAATGCACCACCTGTATTAGCAATATGATTCGAATAGTCGGTACTAATTTCATTAGCTACCACAATTGCTTGCGCTAGAGCAGCTGCTTGATCAGCTGCTGGTGCATTAGCAATATACCCAGCATTAATATAATCAACAACTGCTCCAACTGCTACTGTTGTTCCACTAGGAAGAATGGCAATATAATCAGTTCCATCAATATTAAAGAGGAACGTATCATTTACATTGTTCGTGATATTGAATGGACCAGGAATTGTTCCAATGATTTCTGCTGGCTGATTGATTGCGTTCCAATCGCCAAAACTTTCCTGATTCGGGTTCAGTTCGAGTGTTGGTGCAGCATCAGTTTCACCAACACTAGTTGGTGAAAGGACTTTCACATTAGATTGAAGGCCATTTGTAGAACTTGGAACATTTCGGCCTTCAATCTTTAGAATTTCTTCTGCTCCGTATGTAATTACGGATGCTAAATTATTTGGTGCAGTTGCTGCAAATGTACCGGATCCATCAGCGTGAACCTGAACATCAGCATCAATAGCAGCATTTATAGTGGCAGCAACTGCAGTAACTGTAGTATCTCCAGAAACGTCAATGGAAGCTAATGTCACTCCATCAATCTGAAGAACTAATCGATCAGTGGTCAGAAAAGACAGAGCGGATGGATTAGAAATAGGATCTGATACCAATTGTGCAGCAAATGCTGTTGATAAATCAACAGAAATTGGGGCACCACCATCAACTACCACACCACCAAAAATTCTAGAAGCTGTAAATAGATCATATGGACCAGCATTGTCATTTACAAAACTAGCATGAGTTGCTGGTAATAATGAAGAATCAAATGTGACAGTTACAGTTTCTGATACAGGTGTACCACCATAGTGGATAGCATCTGGAATAGTTTCAGTTCCACTCGGCCATTGAATTGTCTGTGGAAGTGAATTCTTCGTTCCAAATCTAACTTGGTAAAGATTAGCATCATTATTCAATTGCGAAGTGACAGTAAATTTACCAATCCCACTAGCACCAGGGGTAACCACCGAAAGCGTGTAAACATCATCTGCCAATCGGTTATACCAGAATGTGGCATAAACCTTAAGATCAGCTGGAACTGGATCCTTAAGAGTAATCAAATTAGTTGACGAATCAACCTCGATCACAGTAATTGCTGGCTTAGCGAATGCATCACGGAATGTCCGCCCAGCATAAACAATAACTAAATCAGGTCTATTTGTAGGTAAATCTATACGACTGTTGGTAACAGTCTGATAAAGAGAAGTCCCAAGGGGTGTATCTCTACCATTTCCAGTCGTAGCTTGGAGAGGCAATTCAAATTGGGTAGTTGAAACAGCATTTGTTGTAGGATCAGTGTATCTTGTACATTCAACACCATAGATCCGGTCATCAACAAGCATGGCACTGATTTGAGTGGTATCAAAATCAACTGTGCCAGTAGTCTCACCAGCTACAATTTGAAATGCGGAACCCCACAAAATTTTTGATTGGTCACCTTCATTCGAAATTATAAAATCCGGACCATTTAAGAAATCACGACGTCCGGGCGCAATTCCAACATTTCCAACTGAAGTAATATTAGAATTTGGTAGATAATCAAAAGTATCCTGCCAAGTATTGAAATAATACTGAATAGTTACGGTAGCTCCATCAATAGGAGCTGCTGGAAGAGTTACACTACTATTAGCTCCATCAACTACTGATGGGATGACTTGAGATCCACTAACTAAAACTACTACTTTAGAAGTATCAGTAGTAGTAATACCTCCGTCAGACCCATCAACAATAGGGCCGTTATACACACGAAAAACTCTATTTCTATTAGTATAATCACCAGGATTGAAGCCAAGAATTGCGTTAGCAGTTCCAGATCCAATCCTAATATTTCCAGATGTAGTTATCTGGACATGATTTAGTCCTTGATTATCAACATGTACAGATGCACCTAATCCACTAATTGCAGCTGCATTGATATCATTAGCAATGTCAGTTGCTGAACGTGTCCCGGAAGTCAAAGTAATAGTAGATACAGCAGTTGCATCATTTACATAAATTTCCAATGAATCATTTGTGCCTGATTGAATACTATAAGTTTCAGCCTTAGGAGCAATAAGATTCGCCGTACCCTCTGTCACCTGATCAGATACATCATCTGTAGTCCGAGTATCACTTCTATGAAAATAATAATTTACAGTAACAACATCAGTAGGTTGGGGTGCAATTAATAGAGAAATTAAACCATTCGTTCCGTCAACGGCAGAAACAACAACTTGTTCCCCATTAACATAAACGGAAACTCTAGTTACTTCAAAGGTAGTACGACCAACACCTTCTCCGTCAACTATTGGATAATTTCGAACTTTAAATTGGACTTTAGTGCCATCTTGTGCACCCAAAGTTGGATTAGTAGCGGTGCCACTGATTACCCATCTTCCCGATGGGTCCTCCCCAAAAATAGGGGTATCAGCAACACTACTCGACCCACGGATCATCTCAAAGTCGGTCTGAGATAAGGTCTCTTGACCAACTCCGATAAGAACAGGTACCCGAAGACCGCCCAATAATTGGGTCAGAACCGGCTCCTGAATGGTACGGGTGTAAACACCAGGGGGTGCGTAGGTGGTGAACGGTCCAATAGTCATCTCAGCTCCTGTTGCTTGAGCAGAAGTTTAAATATCCAGATGCATTTTTATGGTTCACAAAAGTATGAATATGGGTATTGATATCCTAATGCTCAAGCTTTGTCAAATCTAGAGCATAGAGAGCCTATTGAATTATGTAGGATTTTGTTGTCTAGCTTTTTTCCATAATTTTAGAGCTTTTTCTCTAGTTTCTAATTTTTTAGGATTAGTAGGCTCTACATGACCATCTTGATCTATTGAAACTGCAGTTGTTCCATGTTCTCTACGAACTTTATCTCTCGTTTTTTTCCTTTCGTGATACTCTTTCCATTTTCTATTAGCTGATCTTCCAATTGCTTTATCAAGTGTTGGATAGTCTAAATCATGAACCCCGGAATTTCCTATTCGACTAGGATC